CACAGTTGCTAGCCTTATGGTGATCCTACCTAGACTAGCTAAGATCTACCCTGACCTTTTAGGTAAGTTTGGCGATGGTTTGTGGGTAGGCCTTTTTGCTCCGATTCAGTCTCAGGCAGAAACTTTGTTTAGCCGTCTAGTTAGTCGGTTAACCAGCGAAAGAGCTTTGGAGATCCTAAATGACGTTGAGATTGATGACCAGTTAGGTAAGAATCCTGGGGTAACCCGAAACATCAAGCTTAAGAACAGTGGTTCTATAGCAATGATGATGACAGCTAACCCAAGAGCTAAGATTGAGTCTAAGTCGTTCCACCTAATGATTATTGACGAGTGTCAGGAAGCAGATGACTTCGTAGTAGCTAAGTCAATCTCTCCTATGGGTGCGTACTACAACGCCACTATGGTTAAGACTGGTACCCCAACTACTTCCAAAAATAACTTTTATAAAGCTATTCAGTTAAACAAGAGACGACAAACTGGTAGGGCCTCAAAGAAAAACCATTTCCAATGGGACTGGAAAGATGTGGCTAGGATTAACCCTGACTACGAAAAGTTCATCAAAAAGGAAATGCTTCGTATCGGTGAAGATGCGGATGAGTTCCAAATGTCCTACAACTGCAAGTGGTTGCTAGAACGAGGCATGTTTATTACCTCCAACGTTATGGATGAAATTGGCGACACTAGTATGCAGTTAGTTAAGTCACACCACACTTCTCCAGTAATTGTTGGTGTAGACCCTGCCCGTAAGATGGACAGCACAGTGGTTACCGTTGTATGGGTTGACTGGGATCGCCCTGATGAACTAGGTCACTATGACCATAGAATCTTAAACTGGCTTGAAATTCAAGGTGATGACTGGGAAGAGCAATATTTCCAGATTAAGAACTTTTTGGGCGCCTACGACGTACTAGCTATCGGTGTAGATGCAAACGGTGTTGGTGACGCAGTAGCTCAACGACTAAAGCTATTATTACCTAGGGCTCAGATTGTTCCATTAAGCAGTAGCCCTTCTGAGCAAACAAGCAGGTTTAAGCACTTGCAGACACTTATCCAAAGAAACAAGCTCTCATGGCCTGCACATGCTAAGACAAGAAGTTTACGAACCTGGAAGCGTTTCTACCAGCAAATGATTGACGCTGAGGTACACTATAAGGGGCCTAACTTTACTGTCTCGGCACCAGATGAAGCTCATGCTCATGATGACTTTGTGGACTCACTCGCTATTGCGTGTGCAATAACTAAAGAATTAGTTATGCCTACTGTACAAGTTAGTGCTAATCCATTTTTTTAAAAGTTAGAGTTTAGGGCGACATTGAACCAAAATAGTAGGAAACTTTTAATGAGGATCCTCAATCCAATTAGGAGAAATAAATATGGCATCGACCATCGGCCCGGCACCTCAGTTCCCTGAGCGTACTCCGGTTTCATATGAAAGAAAAATTACTGACGCGGCTCCAGGTCAGCGTGGTCCACTTCGTTTTGAAGAAGGTATCGCAACTGATACTGATATTCCAAGTGAATTTCAGAATGGTGCGTCACAGGGCTACATCACGCCTCCAGGTCGCCCTAACCACAACCAGAATGTCTTTGAGAAGCCTGCAGAAGAAACTATGGCTGAGCGTGCTCACGTCGGCTCTGCTGCATGGGTAGAAGCACCTAACTTCCTAGATAACTTCTCTCAGGGCGCATTCTCGGATGAAGCTGAAGTTCGTTTCGAAGAGGAGTTCCGTTCAGGCGGTCACTACTCGCGAATGAACCCATCTACAGTTATTGACTAACCTGTATACTGTTACCCGGCTCTATACCTCTTCTTTAGAGCCGGGCAATAGTTACATGGAGATACCATGACATTCCCCGCAAACGAGCAGCTTTACGATAATATTTCGTCACAGGTGCGTGCACGTCATGGTGGAAAAATGAGCCGAACTGCGGGTAGAGAGATTTCAGAAGAGTATACTAGAGCTGGCGGACAATACGTTGACTCTAAAAGAGATGCAGATCCTAAGCTCTTAGATAAGAAAAAAGAAGCTGAAGACAGAAAAAAGCATAAGTTAGCCGAACAAAAAAGAAAGAAAAAGCAAAGCGGTTTGCTTTAGAGGGCATTATGGTACTTAATATGGAAGGACGTGAAGCATGAGCATTGACTTTTCGCCACCGTCCTATAGGGCCGCTTCATCCGACCTTACTATCTCCATCTCCCCATTGGGACTTGTCGAGCTGGCGGATGAAGAGTTTGAAGTCCACGGACCAAGACTAAACAGATATTCCCTTAACTGGGCCATGTACCTTGGCCATCACTGGAGTTACCGTCGTGAGATCGGTGAAGCTCAGATGGTCTACAACTATTTCAGAGCTTTTACTGATTACCTTGTAAACTTTACTTTTGGCCGTGGCGTTCAGTTCCGCAGCCCTAAAGAAACAGAAGCTATTGTTCCAGACCTACTTAAAAGAGTTTGGGAAGTAGATAATAATAAGCACGGTGTCCTATGGGAAATGGGTCAGCAGGGTGGCGTCTCAGGCGATTGCTTTGTTAAGGTTGCTTATGAAGAAGCTTGGGTAGATGGTACGGGAAGACCTCATCCGGGAAGAGTAAGAGTACTTCCTCTAAACTCATCTTTCTGCTTCCCAGAATTTCACCCACATGATCGTAACAGACTTATCCGTTTTAAGCTTAAGTACCGTTTTTGGGGTACATCCGTAGAAGGCACCCGCCAGGTCTACACTTACACTGAAATCCTTACGGATGACATGATTGAGGAGTATATTAACGATGAACTTATTGACTCGCGTCCGAATCCGCTTGGCCTTATTCCTGTTGTCCATATCCCAAATGTTTTAATCTCAGGTTCCCCATGGGGGCTCTCAGACTGTCACGATATTATTGTTCTTAACAGAAATTACAATGAAGTCTCCACAGATGTTGCGGATATCATTAACTACCATGCCGCACCGGTTACGATCGTTACTGGTGCTAAGATTGCTGACCTTGAAAAGGGTGCTAAGAAGGTTTGGGGCGGTCTACCTAAGGATGCTCAGGTTTATAACCTAGAAGGCGGTAACGCTGGTCTACAGGGTGCAATTGAATACTTGAAGCTAGTAAAAGTATCCATGCATGAAATGGTGGGTATTCCTGAATCAGCTCTTGGTCAGGTACAGGCTGTATCTAATACCTCTGGTGTGGCTCTTTCTATTCAGTACCAGCCTTTGATGAACCGCTTCCAGCAAAAAATTGTTATGTACAGCAAGGGCCTGGAGCAGATCAATAGCCTTATCCTTCGTACACTTGCTTTTAAAGAGCCCGAAACTTTCCAGTGGAACCCAGATTTTAACGGCCCAATTAAGCAGGGTCAGTACCCAATCTTGGATCCTAACGATCCGTTGACTTACCAGACTTTTGCATTCTTCCCACCACCATTGCCTCTAGATAAACTAATCGTACTTAATGAGATTCAAACTAAGATGAGTATGGGTCTTGAGAGTAAAGAAGGTGCTCTACGTGCTTTGGGCGAAGAATTCCCTAACGAGAAGCTACAAGAGATTCGTACAGAGCTTATTGAAGATGCTAAGTCAGATGGATCTCTTAATATGCTGAAGAGCCAGATTAACTCAGCCATTATGTCCTTAACTGGCATTATGCCTGACGGTAGTGGCGAGGCCATGCCTGGACCTGATGGACAACCTATGGCTGGCGCAGCTCAGATGAGCCCACAAGCCGCTATGTTTGAGCAGCAAACTATGGCTCAGCTTCAAAATGATTTAGTAACTAAGGCATATGGCACAAAGATCCCACAACGTAGAGGACCTGATGCTGATGATGCGCCAGAAGCTAACTAAACAAGGTTTAGCCTGACATTTGTTTTAACAAGTGTTGGACTATATATATAAAATAATCCGCGGTCTATCGTGCTACTAAATTGGAAAACGACCTAACTACACAAAGGAATAAATCACTATGAATCAAGACGTTGAAGTGTCAGAGCAATTTTTTGAAGCTACACACGAAAATGTAGCCCAAGATTTTTTGGTCTCACAAGACAATGAACCTGTACAGAAGGCATACTCTGAGGAAGACCTCAAGAAGGTGCGCGAACAGGAAAAGTCAAAGCTATACCCTCAGATTGAATCATTGAAGGAAGAACTAAGCTTCTTAAAGCAAGAGCGCGAATCTCGTAAAGAAGAAGAGGCACGCTTGCGAGCAGAGTCAGAAGCAGAGGCCAAGCGCCGTGCAGAAGACGATATGGACGTACGTGAACTTCTTGCCACTAAGGAAAGTGAGTGGCAGGACCGTCTAGAGACTGAGCGTCGGGAACGGGAACGAGCAATTGCTCTTCTTGAAGCCGAACGCTACTACAGCGAACTTAGTACTTACCGCAATAATCGTCTTGAGCAAGAGCGAGACAATATTATTCCTGAACTACTTGATTTGATTTCTGGCGAAACCGCTGAAGAAATTGAAGAGAGTATTGCAGGACTTAAGGAGCGTTCATCACGTATCCTTGATTCAGCGCAGCAGGCAATGTCGTCTGCTCGTAAAGAAATGACAGGGAGCCGAATTACGGTTCCTGCGTCGGGACCCCTAGATAATAATTCGGATCAGAAATCGTTTACGGCAGAGCAAATCGCCGCCATGTCGGTTACTGAGTACGCCAAAAACCGTGGGAAGCTTCTTGGTCAAGCGGCTTCTGACCGTGGCCAGGGTTTCTTCGGGTAGAAATACCTTTAATCAACTAATTTACTACTTAAGGAGTAATAAACATGGCAGCGTCCATTACCGGTACCGGCAACCTCGCCGGCTCACCAACGGCGTATTCTGGTGCTAATTCCCAGCTTACGCAATCAATCCAGACAATCTGGTCTAAGGAAATCCTTTTCCAGTCCATGCCGATCCTGCGCTTCGAGCAGTTTGCGGTTAAGAAGACTGAACTAGGCGTTGCCCCAGGTCTCCAGATTAACTTCATGCGTTACAACAACCTTGGCAGTGCATCAGCACTTGTTGAAGGTGTGCGTATGTCAAGCAATGCACTTACCGCACAGCAGTTCTCGATCACAGTTGCTGAGCACGGCTACTCAATCGCAGTATCTGAGCTTCTGCTCAATGCTTCGTTTGATGACGTTATGGCTTCTGCTTCACGTCTTCTTGGTCGTAACATGGCTCTCTCCCTTGATGGCCAGGCTCGCGATACCCTTATGGCAGCTTCTTCCGTAATCTACGGTGAAGACCGCACCAACATGACGACAATCACCAACGGTACCGGTTACTTCAACCAGTACGGTCAGGGTACTGTTGCAACGTCACGTCAGGGTCTTACAGGTAGCTCATTCCTTACTCCTAACACGATCAAGGATGCTGTCGAAACGCTTGCAACCAAGAACATCCCAAGACTAGGCGAAACCTACGTAGCCTTCGTGCATCCGCACCAGAGCCGCAAGCTTCGCGACAATCCTGAGTTCATCGAAGTAACGAAGTACGCTGCCCCAGGTAACTTCATGCTTGGTGAAATCGGCCGTCTTTACGACACCGTATTCATCGAAACCACTCAGGTTACTAAGGTTCCTAACGGTGCTGGCGCTAACTGGAATGCAGATTCTGCTGTAAACAACGTTGTTTACCCAACTGGCGGTGGCTACACTTCCCCAGTTACCAAGACCGGTAACGGTTCAGCAGATCGCTACTCAGCTATCTTCATTGGTGACAACGCCTTCGGTCACGCTATCTCATTGCCAGTTGAACTGCGCGATGGTGGTATCCTTGACTTCGGTCGTGAGCACGCACTTGCTTGG